CAGTTATCGGTTTCGGTACTCTCTTTAATAATATTAACATTCGACACAAGGATGCGAGTGGGACAACTTTTAGCACCTTGAAAGTGCCATTGGCTTATGGGCCAATGCAGAAATTTTTGGCAAGGATTCAACAACAACCAGAATTAGAAAGAGAGATTGCAATAACTCTTCCAAGACTATCCTTTGAAATGCAAGGATTACAATACGATCCAACTCGTAAGACTGGAATCGCACAGACTTTTCTTGCAAAAGGTGGGACAACTGCAAAGAAAGTTTATATGCCAGTTCCATATAATGTTTCATTTGAACTTAGTATCATGTCTAAGTTAAGTGATGATGCTCTACAGATACTTGAACAAATTGTACCTTACTTTCAACCATCATTTAATATTACAATTAACT